TCACGGTCTAAAACCATTAGCATTAAAGTACACCGATTATGGTGATTACGATACTGAGCTAGATGACTTCAAAAAAGATTACTGTTCTAGAAATGGAATGTTGCAAGAAGAGTTTAGTTATGATCTTATTCCTTTTGATGTTATCTCACAATACGCGGCAATTGATACTGCAGTTACTTTTGACCTTTTTCATAAATTTTGGCCAATTGTTCAAGACAATGCAAAACTACGTAAAGTTTACGAAGAAATCTTAGTGCCTGGTACACTATTCCTAATGGACATGGAAGAAGTAGGTATTCCTATTAGTCGCGAAAGAATGGAAGCCGCTGAAAAGTACCTAGACTACGAGATTGAAAAAGCCAAAGAAGTAGTTTATGGGTTTGATGCTATCAAACAGTTTGAGCGTGACCAAGGTAAGATATTTAACCCTAATAGTGTGATGCAGCTACGAGTTGTGTTGTTTGATTACTTAGGTTTAACTCCTACAGGCAAGAAAACAGCCACCGGTGCTGTGTCTACTGACGCAGAAGTTCTTGGCGAGCTATCTGACGAACACCCACTGCCAGCAGCTATTTTAAAAGTACGGCAATTGGGTAAAATTAAAAATACTTATATTCAAAAGATTCTGCCGGAGCTTGATCGTGATGGACGTATTCGTACCAATTTTAATCTCATTTTTACCACTAGCGGGCGCTTGTCTAGTAGTGGTAAATTTAATGCACAGCAAATTCCTCGTGATGATCCAATCATTAAAGGATGCATTAGTGCTCCTGTTGGCTATAAGATAGTATCACAAGACTTAACTACAGCAGAGATGTATTACGCCGCTGTGTTGAGTGGAGATAAAAATCTGCAAGAAGTATTTTCAAGTGGCGGTGACTTTCATAGTACGATTGCTAAAATGGTTTTTGCGCTGCCTTGTGCTGTTGAAGATGTTAAAAAACTTTATGGTTCAATGCGTCAAAGTGCTAAGGCTATTAGTTTCGGTATTTTGTACGGTTCGGGCGCTAACAAAGTTCCTCAGACCGTGTCAAAAGCAACTGGCGAAGATTACCCAGTTGAGCAAGCCCGTGATGACATTAAACAATATTTTACAAAATTTAGTCGCCTTAAAAAGTGGCTAGAAGACCGCAAAAACTTTATTCAAACAAATGGATATACTTACAGCTTTTTTGGCAGAAAGCGACGCCTGCCTAATGTATTTTCCAGCGACAAAGGAATTGCCGCCCACGAAGTTCGAAGTGGTATTAATGCAGAAGTCCAGTCGCTTGCAAGTGACGTTAACTTACTTGGAGCTATGCGAACTGCAAATGAGATTAAAGAACGTGGAATCGACGCGCAAATCTTTATGCTTGTCCACGACTCAATCGTGGCACTGGTTAAAGAAGAACAAGTCGAACAGTATTGCGAGATCCTAAAGCGTAACACTCAGCACAAGTGGGGCTGCGAGATTCCAAATACCCCAATTGGTGTAGATCAAGATATTGGTGAGGACTATAGTTTTGGAGACTTTATCAAAACATACCAAACTGGAGAGTCTGGCTTGGCCCGTATTTAGGCTAGGCGAGAAAGCTCCGCAACATGATAACGGAGTTGTGTTTTACTATACTCACTATGTAGACGAACACAACTCCGAGTCTTTGACTATTCGTGTAGTAGATGACGCTAACTTGCCGCAAGCTACACTAGGCTTGCGGCGATTAGTGCTAAAATCGCAAGCACAAAGTTTGTACCCAGTCCGTACTGCCATATATTTTTTAGCAGATCTAATAAAGCTAGCAAAGGCAACTACTTGGTTTATAGACAGTAGTGGACGGGTATTTCAGTACGAAAAAAATACGCGCGCCAAATTAACAACAAAGCGGATTAAACAAGTTTTACCTGCGGATGGTATAGGGTGTGTTGTTGAACTAGAGGGTATTAGTAGTCGATTTAAATCGTTACTACGGCCGGGTGAACATGAGCTATATGCCAGAGTACTAAAACTAGGTATGGGATTTTTATTTTATGGTTTCTGTGAAACGCACAAACCCGACAGTTGGAGAATGGTTTAAATGCCTAAAGCAGTAATTAGCAATAGAATTTACATGGATAATCCTGGTGTAGAGCATACTAAAAAAGTTATCAGTGCACTGACTTATAAAATTAAAAAAGATACTGGGTCTAAGCGTTTTGCTACAATCGAAACAATCAAGAACTACAAAGTATTGCCTAAAGGTATTTTAAGTATCCCACAGGGCCGCCTAGATTTAATTCCAGACGACTACGAAATCATTGACAAACGCATAGTAGAAAACATACCTTTTCCTACACCTAAATTTGGGCTAAGGCCAGAACAGCAAGTTGTCTATGACCCAATTGACGACACCTGCTTTATCAATGCACTAGTAGGATGGGGCAAGACTTTTACTGCACTACACCTGGCACACAAATTTCAACAAAAAACACTTGTTATCACACACACCGCCGCACTACGAGACCAGTGGTGTGAAGAAATTGAAGTGTTATTTGGGCAGAAACCAGGAGTTATTGGTGGTGGCCAGATGGACTACGAAGACCACTTTATTACAGTGGCAAATATACAGACATTGTCAAAGTGTGCCCAAGAACTAAGCAAAGAGTTCGGAACCATTATCCTGGACGAAGCACACCACTGTCCTGCCACTACATTTGCACAAACTGTAGACGTGTTTCATGCCCGCTACAGACTTGCACTTAGCGGGACTATGATTCGCAAAGACGGTAAACACATACTATTTCCAGACTACTTTGGGCCGGTTGTTTACAAGCCGCCGCAGTCAAATACAATGACTCCAACAGTGCATATTGTTAAGTCAGGGATTACGCTAAAGCCAGGAGTTCCGTGGGTTGAAAAAGTAACAGAACTCTTAGAATCAGAAAAATACAGACAGTTTATTGCTACGATTGCACTAATGCATATGCAAGAGGGCCACTCAGTGTTAGTTATTGCTGACAGAGTGGAATTTTTACACAAAGTGAAAGAATACATCGGTGAAGATTGCGCGGTTGTTACAGGCGACACAGACTACGAGTCCAGACAGTTTATCAAACAAGAAATGCTTGACGGAACAAAAAAAGCAATCTGCGGGTCACGGCAGATCTTTTCAGAAGGCATATCTATTAACACCCTCAGTTGCGTTATACTCGCCGCCCCAATGAGTAACGATAGTTTGCTAGAACAGATTGTGGGTAGAGTACAACGACTCCATGAAAACAAACTAAATCCACTAGTAGTAGATATTAATTTTGCTGGTTATGCTGACAAAAAACAAAACAACGACAGGCTGTCGCTTTACTTGCGTAAAGGCTGGCAGGTAATAACAGCATGATAAAATTTACACTTGCACAGCATAGGTCTGTGTGCTATAATATACTCTGAGTTACCCAATATGGCTTTATTTTTCAACTTAGAATTACTGGAGGCAGAATCTGGATGTGACCCTAAACTGATGCTAAGTATGCTGGAACGGCATTTTACCAAGAAACTAATACCCAAGAACCACTACGAGTTAAATAATTTTAAAAACTTAGCGGGGCATAGTTTCTTGTTAAATCCCAGACCTTTTTTCTCTGATACTAATGATATTGCTTACAAAGCGCAATACATCAGACTTGCAGGAAGGCGTGATTATCTACTATACAAACTTTACAAAGTAATTTACTTAGATTTAAGTTATTTTAAGGATATTGACTTAGACACAATTAAACACAACCCACTGCTCCTAATACAACAAAACAAAATTCATTTCAAATACGAAAACAACTAATTATGGCAATTTCATTCAAAAACACCAAAGGCAAAGCAATCTCCAACAAGGTAGAGGCTTATGAGTACAAAGACGGCGAAAACACAGTTAGATTGGTTGGCGGAGTTTTGCCGCGCTATATCTACTGGATTAAAGGCAGCAACAACAAAGATATTCCAGTTGAGTGCTTGGCTTTTAGCCGCGACAAAGAAAAGTTCGACAACATCGAAAAAGACCATGTGCCAGAGTTTTACCCGGAACTAAAGTGCTCATGGAGCTATACAGTTAATTGCATTGACCCGCGCGATGGTAAAGTCAAAGCTCTTAACTTGAAAAAGAAACTATTTGAGCAAATTGTTGGCGCTGCCGAAGACTTAGGCGATCCTACTGATTTTGATACCGGTTGGGATGTAGTGTTTAAGCGCACTAAGACCGGACCACTGGCTTTTAACAT